CATTGCTGGTCGCACCGACACCACCACCGAAGCTCGAGAGCCCAATGATCCGAGCGCCCTCTACCCCACTGGCTACGAGTGTGCCAAGACCAACTACGACACCAGTTTGGGTTACAACAAACTGGATATCTGGGCCAAGTTCCCCGACTTCCAGACTCGCATCCGCGATGCCATTCTCACCCGCCAAGGGCTGGACCGCATCATGATCGGCTGGCACGGCACCAGCGTGGCGCCAAAAACCAACCGCGTCGCCAACCCCATGCTGCAAGACGTCAACATCGGCTGGCTGCAGCACATTCGTGTGGATGCACCGGCCAAAGTGATGGATGAAGGGGTAGAAGGCTCCGGCAAGATCTACGTGGATGACACCAAAGGCGACTACAAGAACCTCGACGCTGTGGTGTTCGATGCCGTCAACGAGCTGATCGCCCCCTGGTATCAGGACGACACCGATATGGTGGTCATCCTTGGCCGCAAACTGCTGGCCGACAAGTATTTCCCCATCATCAACGACGCCAGCGACAACCAGAACAAACTGGCCGGGCAGGTACTGGTGAGCCAGAAGCAGATCGGCGGCCTCAAGGCCGTGCGCGTCCCCTTCTTCCCCGACAACGCCATGCTGGTCACCAAGCTGGAAAACCTCTCCATCTACTGGCAGGAAGGCGCCCGCCGTCGTCATGTCAAGGACGAGCCAGAGCGTGACCGCGTCGTCAACTATGAAAGCTCCAACGATGCCTACGTAGTTGAGGATTACGACTGCGTCGCCCTGATCGAAAACATCGTCATGGGGCCGAAACCGGCCGCTGGCGGTTAAGGGGGAAACATGACACCAGCTCGCCGCAACCGCGAACGCAAATTGGCCGCCCTGCAAGGGGCAGCCAATCCCAAGTTCGATCAGGTCACCGCCAACGCCTATGAACTCCAGCTGATGCAACTGCGCCAGCATCAGCAGACCCTCAAGGGTATCCAGAGCATCGAGCGCAAGATCGACGCCAAGCGCACCATGCTGGCCACCTACAAACCGTGGATTGACGGCCTGCTGGCTGCCGATCGCGGCGGTCAGGATGACGTGCTTGTCACCGTCACCCTCTGGCACCTCGACACCGGCGATCTGGCTGGCGCCCTGCCGATGGCTGACTACGTGATCCGCCACAAGTTGAGCACCCCGGATCAGTACGAACGCACCGCCCCCACCCTCATTGCCGAAGAGGTGGCAGACACCGCCATCAAACTGCAAGAGGCGGGCACCGGCCCCGATCTGTTCCTGCTCATCAGCTATCTGAAGCTGCTCCACGACTGCGACATCTTCGATCAGGTGCGCGCCAAGCTGCACAAGGCAGTCGGCCGTGCCTATCTGGCCGAAGGGTTCAAAGAACCGGCAGCAGAGCACTACCGCCGCGCCCTCGAACTGCACGACAAAGTGGGCATCAAAAAAGAGCTGGAAGTGCTGGAGCGCGAAATCAAGAAGGACAAAGAAGCCGAACAGGCAGCCAAAGCAGAGGCAGAACAGGCAGCAGCAGAACAAGCCGCCAAAGACGCCGAGCAGAAGGCCGCCGAAAACGGCACCACCGAACAGCAAGGCCCCGCCGACGGCGAGACCAGCTAACCGAGCGTACCCCGCACCCTGGGCGGCTCGGGCCTGACGAATGCCAACGGCATACCAGACGGCCCGACCACCGCCCAACAAACAGGGCAGGGGCAAGGAGCCGCCATGACATCAGGATTTCTCCCCACCAATCCGACCAACAAAGACGAAGGCGAAGTATCCAGCGCCAAGTTCTGGCCGGTCATCAAACTCAAAGACCTGCGCGACATCATGCGCACCGACGGCACCATCACAACCGAGCGGTTGCGCCATGCAGTAATTGACGCCGTCGCCGCCGTCAACAGCGATCTGAGCGGCTGGGCCATCAACCGCCAGAGCGAAGGCTACGAACAGCTGGCCGCCGTGCCATCCCAGACCGTCAACGCCGAATCCGTGCTGGTTCACTGGTATCGCCGCGCCGTCTACAGCATGGCCCGCGCCAACCTCTACGAGCGTTACCTCGACAGCTCGGCCACCGCCGAAGCCGTCAAAGACACCGACGCCCGCGACCAGACCGCAAACGACCTCTACCGCGACGCCCGTTTCGCCATCCGCGACATCCTTGGCGAAACCCACACCACGGTTGAGCTGATCTGATGCAACTGCGCGCCCAACAGGGGGAAACCCTCGACCTCATCATCAACCGGCACTACGGCTACACCGCGGGCATCACCGAACAGGTGCTGACCCTCAATCCTGGGCTGGCAGACAAGGGGCCCATCCTGCCGATGGGCACCCTCATCACCCTGCCGGATACCCCGACCCAGGCCGAAGCGCCACTGATCCAGCTATGGGACTAACCATGAGCCGCCTCGACGACGAACTTGAACGACTGGCAGACATCAGCGAGCAGCAGCTCGCCGCCCGCATCCACGCCGCCCGCATCAGCGGCACCGGCCCCCACTACTGCATCGACTGCGACACCCCGATCCCGCAGGAGCGAAGAGAAGCGATCCGGGGCTGCGAACGCTGCACCGACTGCCAGACCATCCACGAATTTCAACACGACCGCCAATTCGGCGGCAGACGATAACAACAGCACCAGGAGAGCACGATGCCCGAACCTATCTCATCCAGTGCAGCAACCAGCGCCATCACCGGTCTGGCCCTGCTGTCGCTATTCCCCGGCGTAGATCCCGGCGTGCTCCTTGGCGCATTCGCCGGGGCGCTGATCTTCATCGTAACCACCGCCGAACTCGGCAACCTGCGCAAGGCGGTCCTGTTCATCGCCGCCTTTGTCGCCGGTGCACTGGCTGCCCCGCTGGTTGCCGCCATGCTGGCAAGCGTCCTGCCGCAGAGCGTCGAAGTGCCCAAGGCCGTCGGCGCCCTGCTTGCCTCGGCGCTGGCCGTCCACCTGTTGCAGTGGGTCTTGCGCAAAGCGCCTGATGACCTGCTGAAACTCCGCAAAGGGGGCTGACATGCTGACCATCCTCTATGCCCTGATCTGCGCCGCCATCGCCATCCGGCTGGCCACCTTCAACCGCAACGGGGGCGACTATCGCCCCATCCCTGCCATGCTGGCATGGGTCATCACAGTGGCGGCGGGCTCCGTGCCGCTGCGCGCCCTGCTCGGCGTCATGCCCGCACCGGATCCGGCCGCCGTGCTGCTGGCCGCCGTGGTGCTCACCGCCCTGCTCGGATCGCGCGGCTCGGTCATGCGCCTGCTGCCGCGCCGCCACCCGCGCCACAGCCATGCCGATGACATCTACCGGAGGTTTCAACCATGACCATCAAAAAAGGCGCCATTGGTGCACTGGTGGCTGAACTGCAACAACTGCTCACCCGGGCAGGCTACAAGGTGGCCACCGATGGCTGGTTTGGTGACGCCACCGAGCAAGCCGTGCTCGCTTTCCAGCGCGATCACCTCATCGTCGCCATCGGGCAGGCTGGGCCGCGCACCATGGCCGCCCTGCGCGGGGCCGCCATCGGCAACCAGCTCACCATCACCGATCTGCAGCACGCCGCCGATCGCCTCGGCGTCGAACTGGCCAAACTCGCCGCCTTCGCCCAGGTCGAAGCCGCTGGCGAAGGGTTCGACGACTGCCAGCGCCCGCGCCTGCTGTTCGAGCGTCATGTGTTCTTCAAGCAGATCGCCAAGCAGCAAGGCGAAGCCGAGGCCAACCGCCTCGCGGGCCTCTATCCGGCCCTCTGCAACACCAAGCGCGGCGGCTATCAGGGCGGCCCAGCTGAATGGGCCCGCCTGCAAACCGCCATGACCCTGCACCGAGCCGCCGCCATCGAGTCGGCAAGCTGGGGCATGTTCCAGGTGATGGGCTACCACTGGGCGCTGGGCTACGCCTCGGCAGATGACTGGCTGGCGGCCATGCAGCAAAGCGAGCGCGAGCACCTGCGCGCCGTGGTCGGCTTTATCGAGCTGGATCCGGCACTGCACAAGGCGCTCAAGGCGGGCAAATGGGCCGACGTGGCCCGCCGCTACAACGGCCCAGCCTACAAAGAAAACAGCTACGACACCAAGCTGGCCGAGGCATACGACCACTTTGCCAAGGTCTATCCGGTACAGGAGGTGGCAGATGCACATTGAAATCACAGGCCGGATGACGGGCAAAACCACCCGCCTGATAGCCGCCGCGAACAAGAAGCGGCAGGACGGCAAAAAGGTTGTCATCGTGCTGTCGACGCCGTCAGAGAAACAGCACCGCTGGATTTTTCAATACATTGCCAACCAAGTTAAAGGGGCATACGTCATCAGCTACGACATGCTCAACATCAACCGCAGAAACGAGCTTTGCCAATTCGTTAAGGAAATTTGGGAACAGCTCATCAAAGACAGCGACGCCTGTTGGTTCTTTGACGAGTTTGATTGGTATGAGAACCAGCTTGATATACCCATCATGCCGAACGGCTACTACACGACCACCCCGCGCCCGGGTTTCGACCTGATGAAAACCTCGGGCGAAAGAGTGATCAACCAGCTGCTCGCCAAGGCAGAAACCTTTGTTGATACGGTGGTGGTAATGCCGTGCAACAGCGCCCTGCGCGCTGAGGGGATGGATTTCTGGGGGATCGATTATGTGGCTTAACCTCCTGCGCTCCCCCATCACTTGGCTGCTGCTGGCCTTGGTCGTCACCCTGGGCGGCTGGGGCTGGTCGGCCCGCTCTGCGGCCAAGGCCGAGGGGCAAGTCTCCACCCTGCAAAGCGACCTCAAAGCCGCAGACGACAAGGCCAAAGAGGCCGCGCTGCGGGAACAGGCCAAAGACAGCGCCATTAACACCCTCACCATCGAGCTGACGGCGCAGGCCACTGCCGCCCAGCAGTTACAGGGCCAGCTTGACCAGCTGGCCACCACCGCCGCCACCCGAGCACAAACCATCGCGAGGCTAAAACGTGAAAATGATGAACTTCGGTCTTGGGCTGATAGCCCTCTGCCTGCTGCTGTTGTCGGCCTGCTCCAGCGCCCCGCCCTCACCGGCGCCGCAGCTTATCAGGCTCACCTGTCCCGCTCCGGCCCCCTGCCAGCTGCCGCCAGCGGGTCCCCTCAATAACGGCGATACGCTCGACATGCTGACCGCTACCGAGGCCGCCTGGGCAACCTGCGCGGCCAAGGTCGATAGCCTCATCAGCTGTCATCACCGACTGCAACAAAAAGGGAATCAGGATGGAAAAGCCAAAACAGATCCGTGAGTTGCTGCAGCAATCGGTGCCGCAACTGGGCCAGAACCCAGAGGGGCTTATTCTCACCATAGGAAAAGGCCAGATAGTGGCGACAGGCGCGCACTCACTCTCGTTTGAGTGGCGGTACACACTCGAAATCGGGGTGCTCGATTTTGCCGGTCACCCGGATATGTTGCTGATCCCCCTGCTGGCATGGCTGCGCCAACACCAGCCGGAACTGTTCACCAACTCGGAAAAGCGTAACGACGCCATTCAAGTCGATGCCGAAGTGCTGGCCAATGACCTCTACGACCTGCTGATCACCATCAAGCTCACCGAGCGGGTCATCGTCACCAAGACAGAGCAGGGCATCAGCTGGCAGCACGTACCGGAACCACCAGAAGATCCCTATGACGGCATCACATGGGAACTGTTCATAAACGGGGAATACCAGCACTGGCCACCACTGCCGACTCAGGAATAAAGAATCACATGGGCTTGTGGTTCTGGTTAGCTGAAGGACAAATGAAAAATGAGTAGAGAACTCGATGGCATAGAACAGCTGAGGAAGTTGGCAGATAAATTTGAAGCGGCTGGCAATCTTGGTGCGATGCAACGCACCTTGAGGGCGGCTAATGACCTGCTCAGGGATTTGAACAAAGACCGGATACAGAGAAACGTCACCCCATCCGGCAAAAAAATGAGGGAGCGGAAGGAACCGCAACTCGGTAATGCCCACATCTCGTTCTTGTATGAGCGTGCCGATGGGTTTCGCGCCATCCGCAACCTGAAGAACTACCGCAACGAAGGGGATAAATATACGGGATTTGACCGCTACCGTGGGGCAATCAGGTCATTTCTAAAACGCCGAATCATCCGCACAATCAGCCTCGACAAGAGGAAAATCACCGCACCTCGTAGTCATCAGAAGATGTTTAAGCAACTCATCAGGTCGAAATGGTTAAAAGCGAAAATGACCAAGCAAGAGGCAAGCATCTACTTTGCAGGCGTGGCTGATCAGGTCGCCTACGTTCACCACTTCGGAGAAAAGGACAAGCCGAACCCTCACGCAAAACCAGTGCAATACCCTGAGCGGGAATTGCTGGGCATCACCGACCAAGACATCGACAAGATCGAAGACCTCCTCCTCAAGGAGATCTCCCGCTCGTTGTAAAACCGCCGTTTACAACGGCGGTAGGTAGCAAAGGGGGGCGGTAGCAAAACACACTCCCCCACATGAACATCATCGACCTACTCCGCAAAATCGACGACCTGATCCGCATCGGCACCGTGACCGAAGTGCGATCCGGTGAATGTCGCGTCAAAACCTCGGGCAACCACACCAACTGGCGGCCCTATCTGGTGCTGCGCGCCGGTCGCACCCGCCGCCGCATGCGCCCGAGCGTCGGTGAGCAGGTGATCCTGCTTAGCCTCAGCGGTGACCTGCGCAACGCCTTTGTCTTGGCGGGCATCTACCAGGACGAACACCCAGAGCCGCTGGCCGACGATGACAACGGCGATCTCGACCGCATCGAATACCCCGATGGCGCGGTCATCGAATACAACCCGACCACCGGTGAACTCACCGCATCAGGCATCAAAACCGCCGCCATCACCGCCAGCGTGGCCGTCAAGCTGATCACCCCGCTGGTCGAATGCACCAAGGCGCTCAAGGTCGGCACCACCATCAGCGCGGGCGGTAAGATTACCGCTCCAACAGCCACCATTGGCGGTATCGAGGTCACCACCCACGGCCACAAAGACGTGCAGCGCGGTAACGACCAATCAGGGGGCCCGGTATGAACTGGCTGGGCATGAATACCGAAAGCGGCCGCGCCATCAGCGAGACCGCCCACATCCTGCAATCGGTGCGGGATATTCTCACCACTCCCATCGGCACCCGCGTCATGCGCCGTGACTACGGCAGCGAGATATTCAGCCTCATCGACCAGCCCCAGCACGGCGCAACCCGCCTGCGCCTGATGGCCGCCACCGTTCACGCGCTCACCCTCTGGGAGCCGCGCATCCGCATTACCAAAGTCGAGATTGGCCACCCTGAACTGGGCGGCGGCTGTGCCGTCACCCTCACATGGCGCCGCGCCGACAACGGCCTGCTCGAATCCGGCACCGTAACAATATCCAGAGGAGCCACATATTGAGCACCATCACCCTCTCTCAACTGCCACCGCCTGATGTTATCGAGGTGCTCGATTACGAGACCATCCTCGCCGAACGCAAGGCCTACCTCGTCAGCCTCTATCCGGCAGACCAGCAGGCGGCTATCGCCGCCACTCTGGCGCTAGAATCCGAGCCCATCACCAAGTTGCTGCAAGAGAATGCCTATCGGGAGCTGATCCTGCGCCAACGCATCAACGATGCAGCCGTCGCCAACATGCTGGCGTGGGCCAAGGGGAGCGACCTCGACAATCTGGTGGCCAACTGGAAGGTACAACGACTCGTCATCCAGCCGGGTGACCCATCCGCCACCCCACCGGTGCCCGAAATCAAGGAAGATGACGAAGCGCTGATCCTGCGTGCCCTGATGGCATGGGATGGGCTCAGTGTCGCGGGCCCCACCGGGGCCTATGAGTATTTCGCCCTCTCGGCCGATGGCAAGGTGGCCGATGCCAAAGGGTCAAGCCCTGCCCCAGCAGAAGCCCTTGTCACTATTCTCAGCACGGAAGGGGACGGCACAGCCGATGCCAACCTGATTGCCACCGTCACCAAGGCATTGAGCCACGAAGACACGCGGCCAGTTGCTGACCGCCTAAGCGTGCAGAGTGCAGGCATCATCCACTACACCATCACAGCCAAGTTACACATCGATAGCCAAGGGAGCGAGGCAGACGTGATCCTGCAGGCCGCACGTGACCAACTTGCCGCTTTCATCAACCCGCGCCGCCGCATAGGTGTCGAGGTACCACGCTCAGCCATTGATGCCACCCTCCATGTGCAGGGCGTACGCAAGGTCGATTTGATCGGCTGGGCAGATATCACACCTAGTCAAACCCAAGCGGCCTACTGCACCGGATTCACCGTGGAGAAAGCGCCATGAGTGACATCCTTCCGCCCAGTACCAGCCGCACCGAGCACAACATGGCAAAGGCGGGCGCCAACGCCCAAGCCATGCCGATTCCGTTGCGCTCACTCTGGTCACCTTGGACTTGCCCAGCCCACCTACTGCCATATCTGGCCGCAAGCTGGAGCGTAGACCGCTGGGATGACAAGTGGTCAGAGGCCACCAAGCGCCAGGTGATCGCCAATAGCTACTTCGTCCATAGTCGCAAGGGCACAGTCGGCGCCATCAGGCGAGTCATTGAGCCAATGGGGTTTCTGGTTGACGTGGTGGAGTGGTGGCAACAGGAGCATGACAACACCCCCGGCACATTCAGTATCGATCTGAGGCTAAACGGCTCTGGTATCTCGGAAGAACTACACGAAGAGATAGAGAACCTGATCCACAACGCCAAGCCAATGACCCGGCATATCAAGGGCATCAACATGAGTATGCAGTCAAATGGAGGGTCATCGATCGGGGCGGAAGTCATGGCTGGCGACAAAATATCAATCCATCCAGAGCTAAAAACCGTTGCG